CTTTTTTATTTTAGGTTGTCCTATTTTATCCAAGATTTCAGCAGGAATTTTTTTCTTTGTAATATCATATGGTATGGGTGCATTTGCTACACATACCCTTATACATTCCCATTGTTCATCAGTAAAAAAGTTATTGTGATACATTACTTAACGTGTATAACTCCTTTCATACCAGCACCTGCATGAGGATCACACTGGAACTCATAGTCTCCAGATTCTGGGAAAGTAACCTCGAAACTTTCCCCACCCATAAAAGCCAAGTCAGCATGAGATAATTCTGGATGACCTTCTACCATCATATTATGTGGAGGAAGATCTCCATTAATAAATTTGATTGTATCACCAGCATCAATGGTTATTTCGTTTGGTTCAAATACTAGATTACCACCTGAACCCATTGTTACATCAGTAGCATATGCTGATGATGCTAATGTAAAAGAAAGAAATAACGATGTCATCATTATCGTAAGTCTACTTAACCACCACATAATTTCGTGTTTTAAATTGTTGTTCATATTTAGTGTCCCATTGGAATACCAGCTTCCATAAGACGAGAGATGTTATCCACCTCTTCATTGTTACAGTAATCAATAAAATGAGGATGCCCTTGTAGAAAAGGTACATCCTCTTTACTGTGTTCTATTGCATCGTATGCACTCATAGCATACTCACATATCTCATAATGATGATGTTGTAGGTCGTGATAACCTACAGTGTAATGTCTTTGTTGAGTCAGGGGCATGATCTTTCAATCCCATACTACAACGATATTTATAGTATAATGTAGTAAAAAATACCTACTTATGTGTGGACTCACGGACACTGTTAGAGTATCAAAGCACCAATTATAAATCCTTTAGCAAATGCTACACATAACATCTGATAATCAGTTAAATTAAATTTATCTTGAAATCGTCTTGCTAATTTACGATCCCATTCAACTACCTTATCAAAATACTTTTTCATTAAACAATTTCCTCTTCTTGTTCCGTTAATAATACCATATCAGTTTCAGGATATGCAACACAAGTAAGAACAAACCCTGATTCTAATTGATCATCATCCAAGAAAGATTGTTCTTCTTGATTTGCTTCTCCCTCGACTATCTTCATAGCACAAGATGAACATGCACCTGCTCTACAAGATGATGGGTGATCAACACCTGCTTCCTCTGCTGCGTCCAAAATATATTGGTCAGCATCGCAATCAAATATTTCTTCCGAACCATCTTCAGAGCGAAGTGTAATAGTATATGACATATTAGAAAATTTGTAACCGTAGTATATATTATACTATGCAGTTGGTGGTTTCTTTTTGTCAGGAACTACTGGCGAAATTGCTATAGGTGCTTGCTCGATTCTAATTGTCTGTGCAGGTGCTGCTTGAGTTGCTTTCTCAATCAACTTCTCCATATCTGCTTTAGATATTTGACCATTAGGGCCACTACCACCACCCTTATCCATCTTCATAGTTCCATCATTCTTTTTGGATGCTGTTGTAATTCCAAAGCTAGCCAAAACCCCAGTGAAAACTGAGGCTATAAATGTCGGATCTATTTTTTGTTGAGGTATACCAGGTATAGCTACGTAGTTTAAAGTTAAGATAGCCCCAGACCAGCCAAGAACAGTAATTCTGACCATTGTACTAATGATCGCTGCTTGCTCTTCGGAATCGGGAAGAATTGCATCCTTTGCTTTACCAAAGAAACCTTTCTTCTTCTCTTCTACATGCTCTTCCTTTTCTGTAACATCGCTGCGAACTTCAGCCATAAAATTAAAAGGTAACTAATTTATATAGTTACCTTTATTTTTTTATTAGAATTGAACTGGAGGAGCAGCAGGTGCATCAAGTGCATCAGGTGCTGCTTGTGGATTTGCCAAGTCACCTAGAGGTAAGTCAACTGCACCATTTAGAGCACCGCTACCAGCACCAAGTCCACCCATGACTGAACCAAGTGCTTTCTCTTTAATAGATTCTATGATTGCATCCTTGCGTACATAAACGTAACCAGCACTGCCAACAACGGCAAGAGATACAACAGCAGACGCAACAGCAAGTACATTGATAATTTTTTGCATTGTCTTTAAATAAGTATTTTATTTATATCGATTACCAGTATAGTATGCTTTGAAGTAACTGGCAAGTCCATTAGTAGTATATTGTTTCTCGCACCACTCATGAGCACATTCATATATTGCTGTTGCAGGAGATGATGAACCAAAGTTTGCCATCAATAATCTTAAAGAATCCTGTCTTAATTTAAATTTTTCTTTTGTTAAATCTTTTCCTAACTCATCAAACTCTTTTTCACTAGTACCATTAACTCTGGTATTAGTCTGATCGTAAGAGACGTTATTGGGCATTGCTTTTAAGAGTGTCTTCTTATTATATTATACTATTTTGAATTGTCAAACGTTATGGTAGTAACCAGTATCGTTAGTGTACCACCCGCAACAATAGTTAAAAATAGTTCAGTAGTGAAATGATGTAAGAAATTCATATTATACCTAGTGAACCTGCTGTTACACCAACTGCCATGAAGAATCCAAACTCTACCAAGTCTCTTGTACCTGGTGGAATTGCATTTATAATTGTGGATATGTATATCATGACATTACATACTGCCCTGCGTTAAGTGCAGTGTAGCAGGCTAATATTATTAGAAAAGTAATTTGAGGCATAAGATTAAAACTCCGACCATTGCTAAACGACCATTAATTTTTTCAGCGTATTTCCAATATGGGTGAGACCAATCCATTAGACTCCTGATGGTGCGTATGCGGGTTCCATCTGTCCAACTCTTACTCCCTTACCACCTTCAAAATCATCATCGTCATCATCATTAATGGCACGGAGAATAAGTTCAATCAGCACTACAGCAGCCATGGGATATAAAACCCAGAGGACTGCTGCTAGTGGTGATATACTGTCTGATGCGGCTACGAAGTCGCCCATATGTTTCGATTTTGTAATAAATTACGGATAATTATTTAGTTTTGTAAAGTTTTAGGTAATTATACCATTACATTAGTGACCGTGCTAAGACTAGCAGCAATCATAAAGATGTAAGGTACAACTTTAAATGGCACTGGTTGTCTAGTCATTATACAAAACCAGGAATAATTTGACCTGTTGTTAAGTAAGCACCTAAACCTGCGATGATTCCTAGCATTGCTAGTCTACCATTAAGTTTTTCTGCTACTACCTTTTCCTTTTCGATTTCTTTTTTCATTAGAAAATACCTGGAATGATTTGACCTGTTGTTGCATAAGCACCGACTGCTGCAACGAATCCTAACATGGCCATCCAGCCATTAAACTTTTCTGCTTCTGGTGTCATTTGATTTCTCCTTTTTAGATTGAGGGTTAAAAGTAACTCGCTGTGCGAGTGGTGTAAAGACCTTTATTTTAAAATAGGCCTGGTGCTATCCATCCGAATAGACCATAGTTGATTATGCCGATTACTAGACCGAGCATTGCTAAACGTCCATTGACTAATTCAGCATTCTTCCAGTAGTCCATTAAAAGATGCCTGGAATGATTTGACCTGTGGTTATGTAAGCACCTAGTAGTGCAACAAAACCAATCATTGCCCAACGACCATTGACTTTTTCAGCGTTCTGTGGGTATCCATCATAAGAAACTGATTCATCTATGTAAGGACGAGTTTCTGATGGAAACATATTCTGTCTTCCACCTGATTCGGTAGTTGTAGTCATAAAACTTGTTTATTAAGTTATGTAACATAATTATATATAAAAGATTAAATTTTGTCAAGTTTCTTAACATTTGGACTCACTGACATAAGAAAGAGGGTCTTATGAGTAGTATAATGTTAACTTATATTAATAATCATTCTCATTACTTTCAATATATTCTTTGTTCTGTTTACAAATTCCATGAACATCTATCTCTTGATGTAAATGTGCCATAGTATGAAGAGTTTCTATCAGAACAAGAAACAATAATAACATCACTGGTAACATCCATAAGGGATGTCCTATTACTTCTCCTGCTTTTTTCACAATACCTCTTAATAGAAAGGTGGTTTCCTATCGCCGCTACTCCTGAAACCACCAAAGGGGAGTACCGCAGTCATAGGTAG